GTACTTCAGGTGCTCGTAGCATTGTGTCGGGTTCAGCACCCTGCCCGTTACCTGCCATCGCTTGGTCGTCTTGTCGTAGGTCATCGAGCCGGTCGTCTCCTTCCACTTGCCACCCTCATATTTGGCATACTTGCCGTCGCTCGTCTTATACACCTCGCTCCAATCATAGCTCTTCACGTCAGCCGATAGCAGCTCGGCAAGTGTCCGCTCTATCACCAAAGCGTCAGCCACCTCGCTCGTCTCGACAAAGTGGCCGGTGCCGTCATTCTCAATGAATGCAGTCTTCGGACCGCAGAACTCCGACAGCATGTATATATCGCCCGCCTGCAGCTTAGACGTGTCGGCAAGCGTCTGCGCCTTAAACTCATTGAAGTCTTGATCGCGTTCGGCAACAAGTTCCTTGAAGTCGCCATAGTTCATGCAGCTCTTGTTGTAGCCATCCACACCTTCAAAGCCAAACACCTTGGCGTCTCCCTTGTCCTCGTTAAGGTTGGCCTTGACGTGGAAGTAGGCATAAGCCGGGTTGGTAGCATCTGGTGAATACTTGTCGGTGCGGAAGAAGGCACACGGCACACTCGCTATCGACGGGTTAATCTCAGCCGAACCGGTGTAGGCATTCTGCGAAGGCTGCATATACTCAGCACCGAGAGCACGTATCAGTCGGTTATTCAGCTCGCACGACGCGCCGTTGTTGGCACCAGTACAGTCAGAGTAGTCTACCTTAAAGGTTATGATATTGGTCGGAACAGAAGTCTCAAGCACCTTGATTTTAGATTTCTTGGCATTGGCAAGAGCTTCGTCGTACTTAGCGAGGTCAGCACCGCTAAACTCCTCGCGCTTGTGCAGCAAGGTAATCTTGGCCGACTTCGTCTTTATCTTCTTGTTCTTGTCTGGGCGCATCGACGATGTCGTACCCTGGTTAGATGCCGTTGCACCCTCGATGTAGCAGTCCTGCCAAGGACGATCGGGGAAATAGAGGTAGAAGTCAAGTATGCGCTTCGTCTTCTTGTCGCCGTCGAGCGTATCGAGATATCCTGGATATTGGTCTTCGGTGTCAGCCGTGTTCTTGTTCTTCACCATTACCATTACGCACAAGCCAGCCTTCTTGCAAGCCTCTATAGTCGGTCGGTCCTTGGTAGTATTCTCGGCAGTCTGGCTCGCCATAACGTCGTTAGCCTCGTACTCCTTAACCATAGCGTCGGTGTCAGGCATCGATGCAAGATAGTTGTTGAATGCTTGGCGGAACTGGTAGTAAGTACGCCACGCTGTTAGCTGGTATAGATAGAGGTCAGCCAGCGTGCCGTCGAAGCGGATGATGTTGTCGTTCATCGGCAACGCATTTTTGGTATAGGCGCATGCGCCACGCTCCTCGCCGTCGCCGTATAGCTTCACAACACCGATGCCCGAGTATGGAGCAACGCTCGACGGCTCGACAACGATATCCACGCGAGTCACCTTCTCTGCCTTTATGGGCATCATAGCCGTGAACATTGTCGACTGCTCGCCGTCGCACGTAAAGACCACCTTCTCGCCAGTCACGTAGAAGCCTATCTGACCGTCGCCAAGCGCGTCAATAAGGCGAGCCGTAGCATCGGCCACATTAGCCGGCTTGATAGTGAACGATATCGCCATACCCGTAGTCTCGGCAGAAGCATTGCTCCACGGTTTGAAGTCACACTTCGCCGTAACGTTCTCAGCTATACGCAAAGCCATACGCCCTATAGGGTTGCCGTTGGTGTCAGTCTGGCCGTAGTCTTCAGAGCCATAGTTATCACGCACAAAGCCGTTGGTGGTGTAGTTGGCACCATTAACCTCAATGTTCACACCGTTGTTAGAGATAGTCTTGTCAGAGTCGCTGTTAGAGCGCGACGACATATCTATATCGAATATGGCACCAGCAGTAGTCTCAATCGGAATTATCGACCCTGCTACACTGAAGTCGTATGCATCCGAGCGCACATTGCCCGACACAGCATATATCTTCAGCTTGCTGCCTACAGACATGCCCGCCAGTCGCTTTGTCACAGTATATGTACGGTCGCGCGACATTTGCTGCTGCGCTATAACGGTAGCAGCGTTGTCGCCCACCTGCGTCATCACGTCAACAGCCGTCTTGGTCTTGCCCGCCGTGTATGCAGCCACATCCACCGACACCGTCTGGAACAGCTTCTTGGTCTGTGTGCCGTCATCGCTCCATCTCATCACCACAAGCGGTGTCACATTAGCCTCGTCAACCACCATCACACCCGAGTACAGCCAGTTGCCCGACACACCCGAAGCCACGTCTACGCCGTGTATGCGCATGGGATAGCAGGCATGGGTCAGCTCAAGAGCCTTAGGGTCTATAGTCACGGCATGGGTAAATACGTCAGTCACCACAGTCTCCTCGATGGTATGCCAAGCATCGCCATAGAACATCTCCACAGTAGCCCGTATACCCTTCGACGATGCATTGTTAGGGAACGAGTAGAGCGGTATCGACACCGCAGCACCCTTAGCCTTCAGCACCGTTGACGATGTATAGTTCAGCGTCTGTTGTGACACAACAGTAGCGTCGACACCCACAGCCGACACATTCTTGTTGCCCGAGTGGTCGCCATCATCGTAAGCCACAATGCGAAACGAGCGTGAGCCTGCTGTAGAGGCAAAATACTCCGAGATGTCTATCTTGAATTTGAAATCGTCAGTAAGGTTTGCCGACGACTCAGTGTTCACATTAAGCGTCTGCAGTACCGTGTTGGTAGAGCGGTCAACAAGGTCGACACGCGCTATCGAGTTGAGCGAGTCGCCCGACGGAGTGGTAGTCACCGACATTATGGCGGCCTCAATAAGCATGGTAGAGCCTACCGCGCCATACACCGTCGACTTCTTCAGCGCAATGATCACGGTCGTAGCCTGAACCGCACCGCCACCACCCTTGATGACAATCTGGCGCTGCTCGCCTATCTGGTCGCCGTCGGCATTGGTAAGCGCAAACTTGTACACACCGCCTTCCTCCTCCACAATGTCGAGGTCGGTAGGCGTGTTGGTATAGGCACCGCCCGTGCTGTATGGGTCTTTGCCGTCTTTGGCCGGAGCGTCCGACACATTGATGTTCTCGCTCTTGCCAAACTCTCGCCACAGTGTGGCACCCTCGTCAGTCTTCGACGCGTCGGCAATGTTGTCGCCGTGGTACTGGTACGACTTTGTCTTGTTGGCTTCAGAGAGGAAAGAGATGATAAGACCACGCTTGATGTAGTTCACAGCCGTGCTCTGCTGATAACTGATGAGAGCTGCCACCGCACTGCTGAGCGTATAATAAACCACCTTGCCATTGCCGTCGATAAGGTTGTTGATGTTGATGTACGTCTCCGAGCCTGCAGCGAGCGAGCCGAAGTCTTGCCAGTTGGCAGTATCCTGCCAGGCCTCGATGCCCAGTGTGGCACCTATATATTGGTATGTCTTCCATATCTTTTTAGACACCTGGATAGTAAGCAGCATACCAAACGAAGCCTTGCCGGCATTCCAAGCCACGTCCACAGCCGACGCCTTATCGTTGTCGGGGTCATACAGCGAATAGAATCCGCTGATAGGGTACGACACCGTAGGGTTGAACACAGCCGACGAGCCACCGCCACCGACATCCTCCCAATGACCAGTGTCTAGGAATTCAGCAACATTACTTGACGCACCAATGTATTGCTTCAGCTCCCAGTGTGTCGAGTCTTTGCGGTATGTCATCACTAGGCCTGATATCATCAACGAGCCATAGGTCTTAACGGCTGCCAGCACAGCATTGATGGCCGTGGTCAATGTATAGTTGGCAGACTTGATGGCGTTAACATTGACAATCGGCATAATGCCTAGCTTGGTATTGATGGAGCCAACGGCATCCTCAAGTTCCTTGCCAGCGACGCCGGGAAAAGCCATGCCAGGCTCACGGCCTATCTTGGTGCGCATATCCGGCAGATTATCCTCGGGTACAAGCCCGTCATCGCCAAGCGGTGCTATACCACCCACGGCACCAACCGAGGCCTTCAAGTTGTCTACAGCCTCGGTGGCCGCAGAAATCTGTGCAAACAAGCTCGTGTCAGATGTCTTGCGAGCCGTCTCCTCGTCACTCAGTTTTTGCTTCAAATCGACAATGCCCTTCTCTTGCGCCGCCGACGAGTTGGCAAGGTTAATAATGTTCTGCGACATAGAGTTCAGCTGACTCGTAATGTCAGCCAGTGTAGCAGGAGTCACCACACCGGCAGCAGTGCTGCTCACCACCGGCAATGTCACCGTATGGCGCATAGCCCTCTCGCCAGCCTTAAGCACGAAGAGCAAGCTCACGCTTGTCGCGTCGGCAGATGGCGTGATAGCCATGTCTGTCACAGCGCCCGAAGACGAAGTGTTTACCTCCTGCACCTTTTCTATAATATCGCGCAGCATCTGCCCGACAAGCCCCGCAGTGTTCGACTCCGGAAGCGTGTTGGTGCGTATAGTCTCGGCTTGCGAAGTAAGAGTTTCGTATGTTTTAGCCATTGCTTGAAGAAATAAAATTGTTAATATTATCAGTAATGCACCCCGGAATCGGCACCTTCAGCTCCGCCGTGTAGCCGTATAAGGCGTTGTGCTCGTTCTGCAACGGCACAACCTTTATCATCGACGGCGAGCTCACGTTAAGCAGCCAACGCTGGTCATCGGCACGTCTCATACGGTCATGCATCATGCGTGCAAATATATCGGTTAATATCCGCTCTGCCGAGGACAGCGCGCGCTCCACCTCGGCATAGTCGCCCGTGTCAGCCACATGCTCAAACACCTCGATGTGGCAAGTATACTCACGTCGCACCGACACCGACGATATGCTCAGCGTGAAGTCCGTCGACTCAAAGTACACTGCCGGATAGCGCAGCTCTTGCGCCAACCCCATATTGCGCTTGTCGTCGTTAAGGTTCACAAAGTGAGGCTCTGCCTCCGAGTGCCGCAGCAGCTTATGCTCACGGCAGAGCTGCTCAAAGTATTCGGCCACTGTTTGTATGTTCATAAACTATTGATTTTATTTAGGTTGTCTCGATTGCTTGATGCGACGGTTCATCAGTCTGAAGGCATCAAGCGCACTCATACGCTTGTATCGTTCAATAAAGGCCACATCATCGCCCATAAAGGCGTCGAAGATGGCAAGCCAGTCGGTAGCCTGAGGCTTCGGACGCTTCTTACGCTTGGTTCGCTTATCCTCGCCGTCGTCGTCATCAGTCTCTTGCTGTGGCGGAAACAGATAAGGATACGACCGCGACAGCCACCGCCTCACGAGTATAAAGTTCAAGAATACAGCCTGCCTCACAGTCTCGTCTAAGCCCTCAACCACCTTCACCTTTGCGTCCATGTCGTCGTCGCGCTGCCTCTTGGCATGGTATAGCGCAGCTATGAACAGCGTCAGATGGTCAGCGTCTTGGCTTATAGCATAGCGCTGGAAGTGGGTGTCAGCCATCATAAACTGCTCGAGCGTGCAACCTCCAAGTCTTGGAGCCGGGGCAAAGTAGCCCGTGTCAGGCAACTCCTCAATCTTGAAGTTGTCCACACTGTCGTCCAAACGGCGCAACCACGTCGTCATCTCCGTCAGGCAATACACAAGATAGCTGTCGAGAGCCTTCACCACACTTGCCGGAATGGCATAGAACGAAGCCAGCAACTTGTCTCTCGGCAGCCCGCCCGACCACAACAACGCCGCCAGCTTCAGCCCCTCGGCATCCAGCTCATCCCACTCCGTGGCAATGTCTCGCTCGTAGGCCTTGCCCTTGTAAGTTATTTTGATATGCTTCATACTACATGGCGAAGAAAGCCGCATGATTATCGTTATCGCGTATCGGGCCCGTAGTCCGCTCGCCGACAATCGCGCCCATATAATTATTCAGAAAGCAGCGCAGCGACGCCTCGGCTCTATGAGCGTCGATGTCTGCCATAGCGCAGCGGTCACCAATCTGGCGGTCAGTGGCAGGCTTCTCGATGTCGTTGCCAAGCGAACCCGATTCGGTAGAATTGAAGTACAGACCACGCTCCGTAAGCGAGCCAGTCTGTCTCATCAGCCTCGAAGCAGCCTTCTTCACCACAAAGTCGGCACACGCCATGCGCAGCTGCTCAAGCGTACACACACACTCGTCGGCCGGAAACTCAGCCTTGCCCGACAGCCACCCACGCAGCTGTCTGTAGAGCTTCTCGCCGAGTACAGCACAAAGGTCATACTCCTCAACCGTGCGCATCTCGCCCTTAAGACGCATAAAAACGATGTGCGAAGAGTTGATAAAGACAAACTGGTTGGCCTCACGTGCCGACCTCACAATAGCCTTGCTGCGATCTTGGTAGCAAGGCGAAGTCAAATACTCCGGATAATCCTTCAGATGATCCTCGATGAAGTCAAGCAGAAAGTCGAGAGCATTGAAACCTGCATTCTTGAACCCCTTGCGCAGCCTGTCTTCCTGATACTTGTAGGCACCCTGCCAGTCTGCCGAGCCTTGGCGCTGGAAGCCCTGGTCGGATATGCGCAGGTTCAGAGCGTCAAAGTGCAGCCAGAAGGCAAGGTTGGCCACAGCCCTACGGGCTATCTGCACCAACTGCGGAGCCAACAAGTCGCCCTCAGGCATATTGTCAGCTATCTGCCCAAGGCGCTGCATCATCTGCTCTCCAAGCAGAGGCAGCAGAAACTGTTGTTCGGCAGACTCGATAGGCGCCTGCATCTTCTGCCAAGAGAGCGACGCCGACACGGGAACAAACGGCGACATCTGTTTGCCGTTGTCCCACTTAGACTGTGAGAATAGCATAGTTGTAAAAAGAATTATGACAACTGGTGCGAAGTGCCCGCACCAGTGTCGAGGGTTGTAAGTATAGTGTTGCGGAATCTCAGCTGCAGATCATCAGGAGCACCATTGAGCTGCATATAGAGCTGCAGAGGGTCGAGAATGTTCTGGCGGTCAATCCACGAGTTGGCAATATTCACGAGGAATGCCTCACGAATGTTGGAACCGCCCTGGTTGCCGGCATAGGAACCGCCAGGCATACCAGCGCCGAGCACGTTAGGGTTGACCATGAGCGAGAATAAAATCTCAGAGTTGGCAGCAGCCGATGTCACAAGATTCTCTTGGCCAGCTGAGTATTTGTTCGATAGTGGAAGAATCTTCCACTCCTCCTCGATGCGACCGTTCATCTCGTTCACGGCATAGTTGGTGAAGATAGGCTTCTCGGCGTTCTCCGCGCCCAAAAGGTTCTTCTCGATGCTCGACATATACTTGTCGATAGCCTGACGACGTAAGTTAGCATCCTTAAACTCCGTCAATGGGAATTTCTTATCCCAAAACGAGTAAGGAATTTGCACATGCCACTTCCAGGTCGTCTGATTCTTATAAGCCTTTTTCAAAAACTGTGGCACCATGTGAGCGATGTCAACCCAACCTGCCACATAAGCAGGCCACCATATCGGCTCGCCATATATGTCGTCGTTGCTCCAGGAGTCACGCACGGGATAAACAAAGCCACCCTTCATCTTGCCCATAAAGCGCAGCAACTCGGCATGGTTCTCAGGCGAGTAGTCAGAGAGCAGCGGCAATATTGAGTAGCTACTCGGCGAGAGGTCCCACGAGCCACTAACCACGCAGTTCTGCGAGCCCATAGCATCAAGCGGTTCAGTAAATCGGAAGTAAAGACTATTGATCGCATTAAGACCAATAATCTTGTTGCCCGCAGCGTTAGGCACAAACTGCACAGCCGAGATGCCCACCTTCAGGAAGTCTCGCAACGTCTTCTCCATATATCGGCGCACCATGCGTGAGCCCACAAATCGCTGATAAGCGCTATCATCGACAGGCTCCAGTATCTCGTCACCCTTATCGTTATAGCCCTTAACACGGCAAGCGAAGATGCCTTGCCCCATGGTTAGGTTGCGCAGAAACCTAAGACCCGTGTTAAGCACCGTGGTATTGCGCACCGTCTCGGCAGCGTGCCATGGGAACAGATTGTCTTTGCCCCAACTCAGCACACGCTGCCCAGCCACCTCAATAAAGTCGTGTCTGGTGTCGTCGTAAGGGAACAGCACACGTCTACGCTCGTCGGCTGTCTGTTTGTCGAGCTTGGTGTCGTAGAAGGCTATATCCGAGTGCATCATCAGAGGCACGCCCTCGTTATTGTATAGAATATCCATTGCTCCAGTCTATGATGTGAGAGTTATATTCGATAATGTTAGTAATCTTCACCGGAACAACGTGCAGCTCCGGATTGCCCTTGCAGTCGCAAGGCTGAATGCCACGGAAGCGTAGTCGCTTCATGTCCATGCCTTTGCAGCCTGTGACATAGGCAGTAGGCAGAAATCGCAGCCGGCCATCTTTGGTGGCGAACTTAATAGAGAAAATGCGCCGTTTGCCAAAGCGGTCGGTGCGTATATCGAGATCGGCGAGCATCGTGCTCGCGTACATAGTAGTCTTGGTATCTGGCATAATTAAGAGAAAGTTTTGTCAAATGGAGGATGTGCGAACACAGCAGCAGAGCCAGTGTCGGGAGTGACAAACGGCTGACGCATAAGACGCTCCTCGGCGTATCGCCACGTAACGGCGACCGACTGAGGCTCGTTAGCTGGGCGTGATATAGAGGAGTCAACCTCTGTGATAGTGATGCGTCGAAGCTTGCCGTCAATATGGACAAAGGCATAAGGCGACGACATGAAGTCATAGACAGCATGTCGCTCCTCGGAAGTAAGCCAACCTGAGTGCGACTTGTGGCTCTCAGTAAGCAGCGGATCGAGGCGCACATATTCGCGCCCCGCATAACCGAAGTCACTGTCAAGCTCTTGCTCCTCGACATCCTTGCCCCGGAACGTGACACACTCTGGCACACCAAAGAAATTGATATATATGAAGTGGTTAGCAACAGACGGACGCGTCTTGCTGTCAATGCTGAAGTTGATGCAGTCTGCTTGCTTGCCATCCTGCGTGAGCGTAAGCGCATAGTAGAGTAGTGTAGAGCCAGTCGGAGCTGCAGTAGCCCTCTTCACCTCGTCTGTATCAGCAAGAATTGTAAAGTAGTCTTTAGAGCAGTCAGGCTCAATGGTTGCCTGCTTCCAAGCCAGATCGCCATTGGCAAGCCGATAGGCAGCACCCAAAACAAGCGACAGACCAGACATGCCTGCTGTGAGGACATTGACAGGCATTGGTTGCCCCTCAATGACGCTGCGATGGCGTATCTGAGTGGCGAACATCGGCTTCAGCTCGGTGTGGTTGCGCCACATATACAGAGCGTGCGAGGTGGCAGATGCGCCACCCTTGACAACAACCTTAAGCGAGCAAGAAGCAGAACGGCTACCCGTAGCAAGCATAGTGTCGGGCTTGAATAAGGTAAGGACGGCAGCGTTGACAAGCTCGGAGAGTTCGGCAATGTGAACATAGCCATCAGCACCAGGCGAGTAACTCGAGGAGTTTTTGAAAATGGTGGTGCCCGAGCTGTCGCTGATGGAAGTGTCAACAACAACGTCACCCTCAGCCGGGATGCTAATATCGTCGGCTGAGGGTGAGAACATAATAGATGGCAAAGAAGAAAGCTCCATAATACGAAAAATAATATATTTACCAATTAAACAGCTGATAACCCACGCCAGCCACTGGAGCACGTGTGGAGAAGTTGTACCCCGCATACATCGACCAACGCCGGTATCTGTACCCGGCCATCAACGAAGTGTTGCCAAGCCCCCACGTAGACAGCAGGTCTACGGAGTGGGTCGTCGCGAGCCTATTCGGTGTGAACGTGAGACTCACTTTTCGACCTGCTATCACGTTATGGGCTATCGTGTCGCTTATCACAGCAACAGCGCTGCCACCGAGCTTGCCCGGTGCCGAGGCTCGCAGCGTGTCGCGGTATACGTGCCGGGAAAAATAGGCGTCGACAATGGCGCACGTGTCTATATCCACAGGCACCAACTCCTTCACCGTCTCGCCCGGCAACGGAACATATATAGTGTCCACAGTTGTCGGCATCGACAACTGCGAATCATCGTAGTCAATCCGTGGCTCTGCCATAACCCTCGCACCGGTACATCTACCAATGGCAAAGGCTATGGCAAGAGCCACCAAAATTATTAAGGCTAACACACAGCATTTTAAGTGCTTCATAACAAACCAATACTAAAACCTAACCTAATAAATATACCTTAATTGTTAGAACCTGCTTTTTTACCCATAAGCCTGTCAAAGGCAGCACCCATGGCCTTCAGCACCATATTGACGTAGAAGCTCTTGTCCTTGCCGTCGATGCAAGCCAAGTTCTCTAGGATGCTCACGGTGTTCTCCACCACAAAAGACAGCATCAGTATGACTGTCAGCACGTCGAAGAACCACGCGCCCACAAGCCATGTCAGCGAACCCGCGTCATACTGTGCTGCGAACCACTTGAACATCTGGCATGCCACAAACAGCACAAACCAGATGCACAGCTTCAGTACAAACCGCGAGAACTTTGCGCTCTCAAACTGTTCTTTGCGCTTGTGGCTCGCCACAATGCCCGTGACAAGCTCCACCAGCATGATCAACACCATGGCGATGAGCAGCACCGGCCACACACCAAGCACCGAGCACGCTAAGCCCCAAAACGAAGACAGCGCAAAGCTATGACCAACACCTATATATTTGCTCGAGGGGAACACGCTCTGCATCAGAGCACGACCGCTATCGTAACCATACGATATCAAAAATTTATTGATGAATCCCATATTAATTTAAAGTCAAACGATTACGCTCACAAAGGTAAAGAATAAGTAACGGCAGGCATAGGACAAAAAAAAGCGGCGCACCCTATTCACATAGAGCGTACCGCACAAAAAAATGTGAGTTCAAAAAATGTATTTATCAGAAAAACCTATGTCACACCTCCAAATCTTGCAGCTCGTACAGGCGCCACAACGGCTCACCATCAACAAGCTCCATCTTAAAGCCCATAGCCTTCATAAGCTTAGCCACCTCTTCAGTAGTCACCGGGTAAGTATTGCGCAGCATGTAGGCTATCTCACGACTCGACCTTAGTATAAGCCTCTTACGCTCGCCAGTCACAGCAAAGTTATCAGATATAAGACGCTTAAAGAACAAGCCCTCCTCAGGCTCATTATTGCGCACATCTATCTTCCCCATATAGCACACCTCCTTTCCGGCTTGAAAGCCTCGGGGCAGTTTCGGTTCAGGTTCTTCAAGAACCGTATCGTTAAGTTTATTATTTCTATGTCGTAGAAGTAGTCTTTATACTCTTGCAGCTCACGGTCCTGCATCGAACCGTCCATCGTCTTCGACAGCATCCGCTCGCCTACATTCGTCAAGAACTCTATCATGTCCGTAACCCTGCCGTTCTGTATGTCGTCGTCAAGCTCACGCACTATCGAGCGTGTCGCATATTTCAGCTCCTCGCCCTCCTTCTTCGGCTGCTGAGCCGACTGCACATTATTAGTCATCATTTTTCGCCTCCTTTGTTAAGCATCAGACCTATACAAGCAATACCATATAATATAGAGAGTTGGTGACCGCGTTTTGCGCGTCGGCGATAGCTCATGCCTTTAATACGATCTCTCGGTGTCACCTTAGACTCGATTTTACACTCATACTGTCTCTCTGCCATCTTCTTATACATGCGATATACACGATGCATACCATGCTTCACTTTCATCGCTCACCTCCTTCCTGATTAATAATGTCGTTAAGCTCCATAGCCCAAGTTATCCGGTCCGATTCAAATGGCACAGCGAACATATGCCCAATACCATTATCGTTGACATAATGCAGCATACCCTTAAGCGGATAGATATATACACTAACCACATTGCAACCATCTGGCGAGGCATCCTTGTTGTCGTCTATCCATATCGCCTGACACTCTTGGGCATAAAGGTCATGCTTATCGCCAAAACCAAAATTGGCTTTACTGCTGCGTCGTGGATATTTATTAGTCAAAGATTTGACCAGAATCTCAATATCTGCCCTCACTTTATCAATTCTATCTGTCTGCACACACATGCCATGCAGCGGACTGAGCATACGCACCAGCTCCTTCTGGAACTTGTTAATGGGAGCATAGCTACGAACCAGCACCACCGACATTTCGTTCATAAAGCCCGTGTTGTTCCAGTCGATATAGGGCAGCTGTTCGTTGGGCTGCTTCTTCTCCACCTTATAGCCACGTTCTGTAATATAGTCTATAATGTAGCCATCGTCGTTCACGCTCTTGAGCACATCAAAAAGATAGCTCTTCACGTATTTGCCAACAGCCTGAGGTGTAGCGTATTCTATATGCTCTGAAATAAAGTTCGACTTCTCGGTTCTGCCGAGATGCTCGAAGTCCTTTTCTATAAGGTTCATGCTTCACCTCCTTTCTCAATTTCGATGCGCTCTTCGTCTTTCAGCAAGTTGTCTTTATCCTCTATATTAAGGCGATAGACATGGTAGCCCGCGAGTGCAACACAAAGCAGCGTAATGATTAACGATGTTTCGGCAGCAGCTGCTCCGAATAGCATAGCGATGAAAGCGAGATTGACGCGGATGACCTCACGACGTGTGATGTCGAATCCGCAGATACGTGTGAATGACTTGCTCTTAGCGTTGACATAAGCCTTGACGGCTGTCTTGAAGTCGACTGTTGCCAACGGGCGCAACTGAGCTGTGCGCTGGATAGATGCAGTTGTTTGCATAATTTTGGTAAGTTCTAGCCTTATGCCGGGATCCGCCCGGTGCGGTTTGACGTAGGGGTACGAAAAAAGCGGCTCGCACTTCCTCGTCTGCTAGAACTTACCGATGCTTCCGCCGAAACTAAGGGCTAAAAACACGTGGAAGGCGAACCGCCGTATATCATTTACTTCTCCACATTATTATGCGGAGAGTCCGCATAATCTAAGGGCGAGCCTCAGGAATGCGGAAAGTTACGGGCAAAAAATAAGCCCACAACGATTATATAATGTCGGTTGGGCTTGAACATACATCCTCGCCCTTAGATTATGCGGAGAGTCCGCATCAATAAATTGTAGCGATGGCAAAGGTATGTGATATTTTTGGAACGTGCAAGGATTTTGGAGAAAAGTTTCAGAAAAAAGTTTTGGCGAGGAATGAAAAGGAATGAAAAGGAAGAAATCAAGGAATAAATGTCCCATCTTTCATAGTCAACAAATTAGTAACTTTGCCGTATGGAAAAGAAAGAAATCAAAAACAAAAGGCTACCGCTCTACATTGACAATTTTCTTGACATAGCAGCGATAGCCATAATCCTTGTTGCTACGATCATAGCTGTAGCATACGTATTCTATCATATAGGTGTAGCTGTCAGACTCTCTGTCAGCACAGCAGCCCTATTATGAATGAGAGGATTGCCGTGATGGACGCCACTACACCAATAAGCCATCCGGCAATCTTAGCTTGGTCTTTAACGTCAAGTTTACGCTGATGCCACTTCATACCGTATTTCGCAGCCTTGCCACCCTTGGATGTAAGTTTAAGAAAAGCTTCTCCATGTTGTGCTATTAACCCGTCATCTTTAAGCATGTCAATAACAAATGTGGCCTTTATGCCATAACGCTTCTTCACCATGGCAAGAATCTCGTAGTCATTGACAAAACTCTCGTGCTCAAGCAATGTCTTAAGAATAAGGTCTGTAGCAGCAATCTGAGTGTCTGAGTATTCCATATATATAATTTTAATATGTAAGCAATCAAAACCCCCGATGCTTATGCACCGAGGGTTGGTTGTGTTAAAAATTATAGGTTGTAGCATCTTCTCAGATGCGCTCGGCAGCACGTCGGATGCGGTCGCTGAGATCGATGAGCGCACCGCGCATCTGCTCAGCCTCACGCTCGTTGAAACCGCCCTTGCCACCGTTTCCGTCAATACCATCCATCTTGTGATAGAACCATGATGACGACTTCTGAAAGTATGTGTTGGCAAAGTCTCGCCAAGAAACAGCCATCATTATGTCTGCCACCTTTTTCTTCATGTCGGTTATCATTACCGGCTGTACCGTTGTTGTCTCCATCTTCATTCTTTTTAATAGGGTTATCTTATTGATTCTTATCTTTAATCCCCTCCCCGAAGGGAGGGGTGTCGTTTTTTGTCTTTAGTAGGGCTGTCTGACAAGATTATCAAACAACTCTTGCGCATACCAAAGCAGTTGAGGATAGCCATCGGGGAAAGACTTGTTGTAGTTTCTAACTGCTTCGAGAAGTTCTCTCTCTTCGGGAGTAACCTCCATTTTCTCTAATTTTTGATTCATATAACCTGTAATTATTTAACACTGCAAAGATACTACAAATTTTCGTACTACGCAAATTTTACTACGAATATTTGTAGTAAAAACGATTAAAATATAAAAATCCCCCGATGCTTGTGGCACCGAGGGAATGATTAATAGCCGCATGGTCTGGCGGCAGTGTTGAATTGATTAAACAGTGACCATTTCAATATCTTTGGCAGAGTCCGAACTCATTTGCCTATTGCTTTACGTTCCCGTTATCCAAATCTTTCTTATTTGGAATAGTTCTCAGATAAAATATGGCACTGATAGTAGCGGAGAGTGTAGCAATTACACCAGCAAGCCAATCATGACCATTAATGCCGAGATAGACAGCAGCAGCAAGAAAAATAGCAACAAGAACCACAGCAAAAATCTGGCCGCACATACTCTCACGAATGTCAGCATTGATTATACTCTCCTCTGATTTAATGCGGTGCATCTGTTGTTTCTCAGCCATTGTGAGGATACGTTCCGGCGCATCCGGCATAACCTCTTTATAAGCCTTGAAGTCGGCAGGATGCGGCAACGGTCCACTGAACGACTGGCGCATCTCTACCATAGCGCCGATAATGACACTGCGCTTTTCCGGGTCAATGGAGTCAAGAACTTGCTCAACATTTGGCTTTGTGACCGTTTTCTTGCTCTTATCGTTTGCCATAACTTTGCATTGCGTTTCTTAGATCATTGCCAACAGCCCACCAATCCTGGCGCATATCATCAACATTATTACCGTTGAGATATCCTCGCAAGCTTTTACGCTGGTGTACTCTAAACAAAGAAGTAAAGCCAGAGACAAATGTTGGACGTTCCTTCAGCAGTGAAGAGAACGAGCCTTTTATATTATAATTAATATTTCTCATATGTAATATTGTTAATGCTTTTGCAAAGTAAGCGAAAAAAAACGAGATTTGCCTCAATATATATATAAAATTGTTCTACATTATATGAAAAATCGTTACATTGAATATATAAAAACATCACATAACCATGATAAAAGCACCTCAAAAAGCCTCTTTATGGTGGCTTTTTACCTCTGACGGGACCCGACGCAAAATGTGGCAGCATTTTGCGTCGGGCGCATTTTTCATCCCCACCATTTTGTTGACGTCAATAAAATGGTGGGGATTGTCTTTTTATAGTCTGCCCTCCTCGGCGTAACTATAATACTTGGTATCGGTGACGATAACGTGGTCACACATATAGATGCGCATACATTCAGCAGCTTTCTTTAAACGCTCGGTGATTCGGTCGTCTTCACGGCTCGGTCGGTTGTTGCCGCTCGGATGGTTATGTACGAGCGTTATGACGGTGGCGTTGTTAAGGATAGCCTCTTTAAGCACCATTCTCACGTCTACGGCTGTCTCAGTAAGCCCACCGCTCGAAAGCTTAACGGCTTTAATCAGAGAAAAGTTATTGTTCATTAACAAGACGTGCGCTTCTTCATGGTCAGCGTTGCCGATGGTCGGTCTGAAGTAACGCCAAACAGCGTCGGCGGTGCCGAACTCCTTGCAGTCCTCCGCTGTTTCTTGTTCGATGCGCCTTGCAAGTTCGAGAGCAGCTTGCAGCGCTATAGCCTTTTTCGTGTCTATGCCTTGCACGACTTCAAGCTCCTCGGTTCTTCGCTTCGTCATCGCGCGAAGACTGCCGTCACAAATGTTAACGAGTTGTCTGCTTTGCCTTATAGCAGTCTTCGGGTCGTTGCCTTGTCCGATGATAAGCGAGATAAGCTCAACGATATTCAGCGTCTGAAATCCGCCGTTAACAGCCTTAAAGTCTGGACGCTCTTCACGTACAATATCAGAAAAATTCTTCATATACTTTTGGTTTTAAGTGGTTATCAATTCATTTTAGCAGTACGAGCCAAAAACATGGCACCCAACACGTTAGCCCCTGCGCTTTCAAGTTCTTCGGCAAACTCGTTTGCCGTCGCTCCAGTTGTGATAAGGTCGTCAAACAAGATAACGTTCTTGCCCTCGAAGAAGTCAGTATCAGCGCTTACAAGATAGCCAAACGACTCGCTGACAATGTGCTGTGCGTTATTGTGCTTTGCTTCACGCATACCGAAAATGTTGACATGTGCGGTGCCGTTCTGAATGCCGGTGCGCTTGCTGACCTCGTCGGCAAATCGTTTGAAACGGCGGATATACTTTGAGTTTGTTGCTGCAGGGATGCAACAAAGCACATAGTCACAACACGAAACGCCGTACCACTTTGTGAGCGTATCAGACACGAGCTTGATGGCGTGTTCTGTAGCTCCACGCTTGCCCGACTTAAAGTCGTAGATGAATTGTCGGATGCGGTTGATTCTCACGTCGTCAGTGGCGAAACGCTTTGGAATGTAGGTGTAATAATTTGCTGTCTTCATATTGATTCTCGTTTGATTCTCTGAGGCGAGAAAGAGCTTTTTACAAATCGTCTGAATCGCTGTCGAGAGTTTTTTTTATTCACTTCGGGTCGATGTCGCTTTTTACGCCGCAACAACAACGACGGGAAGAAGGCGTGAAGACAAGAAAAAGCCGGCTGTATTTTCATGGAAAACCCAGTTTTGTGACGTAGAAAGAAAACTCGGAAGGCTGCCATTAAAAAACTGACGATTTAGCAAAGCGGTTCTTGGCTGTGAGCCGCCCGTCGTAACTTCGCGGAGAAAAAACGTATATCGAGCCGAATGCGAAGCATACCTCTATATGAAAAAACGCTCTCGACTGCGACAGAAGACGTCAGGCAATAATCATGTGCGACAATTATGGCGCACATACCAAAATCCCCGAAAATCGGCTGCTTTGTAGCTTAAGCGGATGACAAAACAGCCGATTTTCGGGGCGAAATTTTTTCATTAAAATACGTTAAGTATACCTTATTTAAAGGGTTTTCGTGTGGACTTTTTTAAAAAGTCCGCTCCTACGTGGTAACGTAGCCAGCCGCGCCCTACCGAACGCTGCGCCCAAACGTGCGCCTTTTCGTTCAAATATGACTACCCCCTACCACCCAAAAGCGCACAAAAAACGACCGCAAGCAGTCCTAAGCGGAGAGCAAGCGGTCGTCAACAGCGACAAAAAAGGCGACAACAAAAATATCAGACACGAGCGTCAACGAATGACGTGTTGAGTCCTTGCAAGCGAGTGTAGTACTTTGTCCAAATGCGTTTGTCTAAGCAGTCGCCGAAGTGAGTGGCTTCTTCGGGTAGGATAGACTGCTTGCGCTCAGAGCTCTTGTCTTTAGCAAACCTACCATACGAGTCCTCAATAACGCGCGTGTTCTGCATAGAGATGAGCGTATAACGGCAGCGAGTCGCGTTGATGCGCACATGGGGAAAGCGAGGGTCGGTCTCTGACAAGATGTAGGTCCACAACAAGAACTTCTCATGCTGTGGCGGTTCCATGCCAGGATGGACACGTTGCTCAACAGTCCAGCCAAACTTCTGAAGGCGCTCGATGAACAGTTCGTTGTACGACTTCTTGGAGTTTGCACGGCGAGCATCGCCATAGCGGTCACGGTAGAAAGTGAGGCGTTTGCAGGCATGATGCTCGTAGTAAGCGATGAACTTGTCAGCGAGAGCATTAACCTCGGTGTCGGTCTCGTCATCACGGCGCACGAAGAACTCATTGATGACACAGTCAATCGGTGTCTGACTCAAGAGCTTCGACGCAAAGTCGAACCTACGCTCCTGACCAACGCTAAGGAATGATGCAGCAGAACCCCAGTCTGTAGAAATCTCAAGAGGCTGTGTAGGATCGCAGTCAATGTCTGCACGTGAATCGTTAGCCTTGGCAAGGTCTTGCCAGTTATAGTCATGGTTCTCGGCAAAGTCACGCAGATAGCTGTCATTAATGGCATTGTAGTAAAGATGCCTATCGTCGAGCTTGTAATAACAATGGTCAACCTTATCGAGCACAAAGTTGAGAATCTCAACCATGAATGAGAGCTTATCCATCACACGGTATTGGTTGACGATGTACGACATACCAAGGTTCTCGATATTGTCGAAAACCGAACCGAGTATAAACAGCGTGGAGTCCTTCGACACGAACGGTGTAAGCTCGTGACGCATGCGCACCGCCTCATTCCAAAGGTCGCGGAACAGCTGCCGGTCGTGAGCAATGTAAGCCTCTATGAGCTGCATCTGTACTGACACCATGCGGTTCCACTTTTGAAAAAGCGGGATGCCACGCTCCTTCTCGTAGTATTCAGCCGGAGCAAGCAGCCACTTCTGCTGAGCGGTGTAAGGCATAGAAGAAAGGAAAGCGTTGCCATGGTGCTTGACAATAGGATGCTCAGAACGCTTGCCGAAGATGCACTCATTGCCACGGTTGGTAGGCGCCACCTCCTGATCGAACTTCTCCTTGTTGATGGTCAATGCCTCGTCGGTGATGTTGAAGTCAGCGTTGGGTCCTCGGCTGTTCCCCTCTTGAGTAAGGATGTAAAGACAGTGTCCGTTGCTGAACGAGATGACGTGATCGAACTGCATAAGATGCTCGTACGGTCTAATGAACGACTCCGGAGGACGCTTGCAGACCACATAGTCGCCCGTGTGCGTGTCGTAGTCGTAAGGCTTGTAGCCAAGCATCTCAAGCATCTTGAATGTAGACGGAAGCGTTTTGGTGAGAGCCTGGCCGATGGTAGCCTGAGCGATGGTAGTAATACCACGCGGCATGATGCGCACATTCTCGTCAACCTCGGCACCGACAATGAAGCTCTTGCCCGTACCACGCGACATGACAGCATACTTGTTCTTTGCCTGCAGCATGAGATAAGCATACTGTATACGGTTGACGTGAATGTCCTCTTGCCAGTAGTCTTGCTTGTTGTTTGTCATGTATCCATAATTTCTTCAGCCTGAGCATCAGAGATAGGCTGATAAAGGTTATCGATGAGTTCTTTCTTGTCGCGGTCGCTGTAATTACGTACATCGCCGAGCGAAACATTCTGAGTCTGACCGTTTTGCACGATTTGAATGAAGAACTGATTAGCCTGCATGCGTCGCGGGTCCTCCTCGCCCATGGGGCGCTCACCAATGATTTTATGTAGCACAAGCTTCGCCTTGTTCCACTCCTTCAGGTCACCACGCAGCTTGCACTCACGGATAAGCTCAAGCTGGTCTTTAATCATCCACGCTTGCCAGAAGTCCCAATCAAAGGTGTGCCGCGACTTGTAGAGCTGCCGTGCCAGTGCGATGTCACGCCGAACAGTCGACGGCGACACATCATATTTGGTACGCATAAGCCTGATGACGTGATTGTCATCGGGATAGTCGTCAAGCAGTTTAGCAGCCGAGAGCACTCGCCGGAACTGCTCACGGCAACGCTCCGGAAGCGGGTTGTGCTCAGGGTCGGTGATATGCGCCTCAATCTCATCATGAGTAAGACGCGCAATGGATTTGTAGTCTCTAACCATATTTCAGTTGATTTGATATATCGTGAAGCATCTTCAGCAACTGCTCAAGCGCCGGATTGCTACCGTTTTGTGCAGCCTTGATTATGGAGCGCTGCACCTCCATCTTCTGACGGATGTAGCCTCGATAGTAAGCCGTTCGCACCGGAGACGGCTGCTGCAGCAACTCCTTCAGCTCATACTCTTCAATTTCGAGATTGATGGCAATAAGCGGAAGAGGGATAAGGCAGTAAGCCATCTCTTCGAGAGCGTCACTTTGCTCCTTTGTCAAATTGTTCATACATTATATTATTGTCAAATCGCCAGATGTCCTCTGACGTGTGGATAATGCCCCGCTCAAGCTTCGGGTTGTGCGTGGCGTTCTGACTGCCCACTATGCTGACATGCCAGTCCTCGTTGCTGATGAGGGCCACCTTGGCATGAAGTGATGTGCAACGGTATGAGTCGGGGAACGACGTGATGAGATGAGCGAAAGGTTTGGGAGATATAGAGCGTACACGGTTGTCGATGAGGAAACGTATTGACAGAATAGTGCCATCGTCAACATACCGGCGAAGAGTAGAAATTGAGTTCTCGGCAATAGAGTAAGTAGAAAGGAACACATGAGCCGGACCAGTCTGCCGTAGCACATAGAGCATGAGTTGCACAAGATTGAAAGCCCCGTTGCTGTAGAAGTGCTTGTCGACACCCTGCTTTACGGATCCGAGCTGTGAAGTACGCTCGAGGACGTCTGCAATGACCTCTATGTCTGTCTCAGAACGGTCGAGCACATTAACAAGAGAGCGATGATCCACGTCGGGAACATCGCTCTGGCTTGGTAAAATGACAGAAGAAGGATGCAGAATCATTGACGGTCGGCGAGTTCGTATTCAACCTTTGAGCGCTCAGCCTTCAGACTCTCTACCTGACGTAGCAGCTTCACGCGTTTAGGAGAGTCCGGCATCGGGTTCTCGACATTCTGCTTGGAGTCAGACTGATAGAGCAGCTGGTTCTCTTTGCGTGTAATCTGGTTGGTGAGCGACTTGCGACGAATGCGCAGCTTATCGGTGTCCATCGACTTATAGACAACTTTGCCGGACTCAGCGTTCTTAGGACGCTGGTCAACAGCAGCCACGTATTCATTAACAATAGAGTTGTTTTTTATACTATCGAAAGCAGCACGGTCAGGAACTGTACCATTGCGGTCGTAAGCCTCTTTGAGCGGTGCGAGTGCGTCCATGTAGCTTGTAAGCTGGTCCATCTGTACGCCTATAGTCTTACGTCTTTCGACCGACTTATCGTCATTAGCTTCGCCAATCTCGGTACGCTGTCTGGCAAGCTTGGAACGCTGCTTGTAAGCGTCGGCATAAGCCTTGATGACAAGCTGCATAACTTCAGGCATCTGCTTGAACGACACGGTGTCTGCAACCTTAGCAACAGATGTCTGCTCGCTGACAGACTGATGTTCGCCGTCTCGATCGTTAAGATCATCGACATCGGGAACATCATCGAAGCGAGGATCATCGGGATTGTAGTAGACCTGGATGACATCGCGCAGACATGACGTAAGCTTGTCTGTAGTCCAGGCTTGCTCGCCCTTGCGCAGCAGCAAGGTATGAATATTAGGCTTATACCCCGACCTGCGCAGAATCTGAAGACCGGCGGCAAAGTTACGCTTGTCGATGGGCTGAGCGAGCCACTTCATAGCCTGCGAGCGAGCTTCGAAATATTCTTGAGATAGTTTCATATAACATACATATTTAAAAACGCTACAAAAATAGCGATAAAAAAAGCGATGCCTAAGGACAATAAAAAACCTCCATGACCGCTGCCATGGAGGGAAAAATCAAGAGAATGAGACAAACAAAGAAACGCCTAACCTCCTGCCGCAGTGAGAATGTTCTCGCAGTCGCCCTCGTAGACGAGAGCACGCGGCGTAGTGTATTGGAACTTGAGAGTAGTCTGGTTGCGCTCAGTAGCAGACGAGCCAGTAGTGGCACCGTCACTGTCAGAAGCGAGGATGGCGCCGCGTCGGGCATCGCCCATAAGGTACTTCACGCCGTTATTATCCTCGACAATGAAGAAGAGCTTGCGACCCTTAGTGGCATTCATGAAGCCAAGAATCTTCTTTCGAATTCGTGCTGCCACAAGATTAAGCTCCATCAGGAACGACTCGCCACCAGTCTCGCCCTGCGGTTTGATGGTAAACGAGCCAGTATTATCAGTGAAAGCAAACTTGTAAGCCTTGCAGCCGTTTGCCATCACCACATCGCCAGAAAGAGCACCCGCTTCATCAAGAGACATAGCATTCTCTTTGACAGCTGGCAGGTCTGGCCATGTCGCCACCTCATTGTGGTAGCCGAAAGTCACGCTCTCGACCACACCGCCCATATTGTCTTGAGCATCACACTCAAGAGCCGGGTCGATGTCAGCGAGCTCGTAGCACTTTTTAGGATTTACAGCCATACATTATATATTATAAGGTGAAACAATTAAGCGGATACCGGAACGACCGACTGGTCGTTGGTGCAGAAGAGCTCGCTACGGAAAGTGGTAAACTGAGTACCGAACACATATTTGCCGAGAGCCTTGAACTTATAGTCAGCCGGTACAGCACGAAGAGTGCGCATGTCACTATGTTTGTCCATACCATATACCACATTCTCCTGAAGAGTAAGCATAGCGAACGATGAGTCATCCGGCATGCCAGGACAACGGACAATCTCGCACATACCCTTAGAACCATAGAGCACCTGCTGCTTAGTCTCGTCAGGAGACTGTCCGGGCGAATGGACGTTGGGATGCTCATCAGCAAACCAGTCGTCATACATATCACCGACAGTATAAGGCAGATAGAGCTTCGACTTCTGGTTGCGGAACAGCTCAGGCATGTGTCGCCACATGCTAAGCAGCTGCGTGCCGATGTCAGCACGGGTGAACTTGCCGGTAGACACGAGGTTGCCCTTGCCTGTAGCAATAGTGCCATCGTCTTTACCTCTTTTAATGTGCACGCCGAGACCGTCAAAGGAATCTTTCAGTTCTGTCTTTGCACTAGTAGCATCAAGCTCAGCGGACCAGATACATGGCAGAAGGTCCTCGGAAGCCTGTTGCAGGATGCGGTTGATAAGCCAAATCTCGAACGGATGCTTTGCAATCTCGAGTGCGCCGCGCACCTCAGTAATGTAAGCACGACGGTAACGCTCCGGCTCATCGAGGATTTCGATAACGCACGGATGCACCGTAAGAGTGCGGTTGCCGAACGAGCCAATGTTCTTCTGCTCTTTGAAAACACCGGTGTATCGAGATGATACCGACTTGAAGAAAGCCTCAGTGAATGTATAGGAATCAGTAATGCCCACCATTGGCGTCATGTGACGCAACATGGCATCAGCAGCCTGGTGGTCGATAGCAAGAATCTTCTTGCTATGCGCCTTCACCGCAGTGTTGACGGCGGTGATGTCGATAGGATCGTTAAAATTCATATTATACCAGATTTAAAATTATTCGTCGTAGAAGTTGTTGATGGGGTCCTTGCGGATGTCAGCAAACTCGTCTACGTGGCTATCCGGAGTATTAGCCGAAGGAGTGGCCGGAGACGGAATCTTGTCGAACATCTGCTTGATTTTAGCAATCTTGTTGTCGATGCCCTCGATGCTCTTCACTTCTTCAGAGAACTTGTCGAGCTTATCGGTGAACTGCTTCTCGAGATTGCCATGGTTCTCAACCTTGCCCTGAAGCTCGACGAGCTTGTCGTCGATAACCTGAAGCTGAGCGGTAGTGAGCACTACCTTTGAGTCTGATTCGTCAAAACCCTCTACATTAAGAAGGGTGTTGACATTGAGAAACTTCTTATTCATAGTTGTTGGTGGTTGTGGTGGTGGAATTTGTACTTGTGTTTGAATGTTTGTGGAAATATTGTTCTTTGACAGTCCTAACATCTCGCCGAGCTTCTGGAAGAAAGACCGTTCATCAGACAGACTGCCGTCTTCGGGAATAGGTATAGCACAGTTGCGGAAAGCACTTAACATATCGTTAGCAGCCTTAGCTGGAGCTCGCTCGTTGATGATTTCGTCGATAAGACCGTACTCTTGACACTCCTGAGCGGTCAGCCATGGATGTGCTTTCATCATAGCGAGCATATCATCGACAGAGCGTTTGCCACGTGAGGCATACTTGCCGGCAATGATGCGGTCGATGTTCTCAAGATGCTTAATGTCCTCAGCATTGGCCACCCCTAACTGCTTCAGTTCATCTGCGTTCATGCGCTGCCAGCAGAACACCTCCTTGTTGCTGCAATGCACATACAGCATACAGTCAGAATACATCTTGATGGTCTTGGCACCAAAGAGCCATGTGGCCGCCGAAGCGTTGAAAGAGTCGTGGATGAGCGTCACATCGCCGTGATCGGCAAAAGCGTGTGAGATCTGCACCGCTGACGCCACATCGCCACCTGGAGAAGCCATGCGCACAGTGACCGGCTTGCCCTTGTTCTCGCCCAAGAACTGGTTGACCCGCCAAACCGTATAGCTCGAAATCTCACCATTAATACGTAAAACATTATTAACCAT